GAGCTGCTAAAGCTGATGCAATGCCAAGTCTAACAGGTTCAACACCTGGTCAAACTGGTACTGTTGAAGATTTAGGCGGTCCAACTCCACAAAACTATAAAGTCGATGATGATTCGGCAAAACTAAAGGAACCTGGCGCAACACTTAAGCAAGTTAAGGATATCGTCAATAAAGGTGCAAAACCCGCAGATCCAATGCCAAAAGGTATGAAGGAAGAGGAAGAAGTTGAAGGTGACGTAGTTGCCGAAGACGAGAAGGTTACTGACGAAGTAGTTTCTGAAGAAGAAACAACAACGGATGAAGTAGTTTCTGAAGAAGAAACATCTGAAGAAGAAGTCGTTGCCGAAGAAGAAGAGACAGTTGAGTATTCCGTAGAGGATGACATCAATGCTCTTGTTGAAGGTGAAGAACTTTCTGAAGAGTTCAGAGAAAAAGCAGCAACTATATTTGAAGCTGCAATTAATTCCAAAGTAAAAGGAATTAAAGAAGAACTAACTGCTTCTTACGAAGAAAAACTCGTAGAAGAAGTTGCTTCAATCAAAGAAGAATTAAAAGACCGTGTTGACTCATACCTTGAGTATGTGGCTGACGAGTGGATTGCAGAAAATCAACTTGCAGTTGAATCTGGTCTTAAAGAAGAAATGACTGAATCATTCATCTCTGGAATGAAGAGTCTATTTGAAGAACATTATGTAACAATCCCTGAAGAAAAATACGATGTCATCGAGAGCATGGTAGATAAACTTGATGAAATGGAAGGTAAACTCAACGAGCAAATCGAAAAGAATGTTGCTCTTAATAAGAGATTAGCCGAATCGGTATCCGATGTAGTATTTGCAGAAGTAACTGATGGACTTGCCCAAACACAAAAGGACAAGTTGGCTGGTTTAGTAGAAAATGTTGAGTTTGAAAGTGAAACCGCATACCGTGAGAAGCTAGAAACGTTGAAGGAATCTTATTTCCCAACAAAGGTAGCTCAAAGAAACCAGACAGAGAATCTAACAGAGGAAGCAGGTTCCCCAGTTGAGACTACAAATCATAGTCCAACTATGGAAGCATACCTTAAGACTCTGACTAGAGTTTCTAAAAAATGATTTTTATATCATAAATTCAAACTAAACTTTTAAAAAGAGGTAAAATTTCAATGCAAGCCCCTATTAATACTGAGGCTTTACAAGAGAAATGGGCACCACTACTAAACGCAGAAGGACAAGAAAAAATTTCTGATCCTCATCGTAAGATGGTTACAGCAGTTCTCTTGGAAAACCAAGAAAAAGCATTAAGAGAAGAGAGGGAGTTCTTAACAGAGCAACCTACAGTAAACACAGATCCAGCAGGAACAGGTAATCCTGGTTTCAGTGGTTCTGCAGCATCACCAGTCGCAGGTTTCGACCCTGTTCTAATCTCATTGATTAGAAGAGCAATGCCTAACTTAGTGGCATATGACCTTGCTGGTGTTCAACCAATGAATGGTCCAACAGGACTTATCTTTGCAATGAGATCTCGTATTGATGGTCCTCAAGGAGATGAGACCTTCTACAACGAGGTAGATTCCGCATTCTCTGGTCAGAATAAAGGAAGAAGTCTAACTGGTGGAATGGTTGATGGTAGTGTTGGTTTGGGTACAACTGGACAAACAGGTTCAAACCCAGGTCTACTAGATCCATCTGCTACAAGCACATCAGTACAGTCCGACATCTACACCGTAGGTCAAGGAATGAAGACTTCTGATTCAGAAGCACTTGATGGTACAGGTGCAGCTGCATTCCAACAGATGGCATTCTCAATCGAGAAAGTTACTGTTACTGCGAAGTCCAGAGCACTAAAAGCAGAGTACAGTTTAGAATTAGCTCAAGACCTTAAAGCAATCCACGGATTGAATGCAGAGGCTGAGTTAGCAAACATTCTATCAACTGAAATTCTTGCTGAGATCAACAGAGAAGTTATTAGAACAATCTATAACGTAGCAGAACCAGGTGCTGCTGTTAACACAGCAACAAGTGGAACTTTCGATTTAGACGTTGACTCAAACGGAAGATGGTCTGTTGAGAAGTTCAAAGGTTTGATCTTCCAGATCGAAAGAGATGCTAACGCAATCGCACAAAGAACTCGTCGTGGAAAGGGTAACATGATCCTATGTTCCGCAGACGTTGCTTCAGCATTAACAATGGCAGGTGTACTTGATTACACTCCAGCGTTAAATGCAAACTTAAATGTAGATGACACAGGTAATACATTTGCTGGTGTTCTTGCAGGTAAGTTCAGAGTCTACATCGACCCATATGCTGCAAACGTAGCTGCTTCACAGTACTATGTTGCAGGTTATAAAGGTACTTCACCTTATGACGCAGGTATATTCTACTGCCCATACGTTCCATTACAGATGGTAAGAAGTGTCGGTCCAGATAGTTTCCAACCAAAAATTGGATTTAAGACTCGTTACGGAATTGTTGCAAACCCATTTGCTAAAGGTGCAACAACAACCACTCCTGGTGTTCTTTCACGTAACAGCAACGTATACTACAGAAGAGTTAAAGTTGCAAACCTTATGTAATTCATATTTTACATATTTTTCTAGAGGGTGTTTGACACCCTCTTTTTTTATGCTATACTATGGAAATGGAGACTAAAGTATGTAAAAAATGTGGAGTTGAAAAATCCGTAAGTGATTTTGGAAAAGGTGGAAAACAACTTCTAGCAAATGGGGAATTGAAACAGTATTATCATAGCATTTGTAAAAAGTGTATCAATAAAGGACGCACTCGTATAGACAATATAGATCCAAAAGTTTGTAATAAGTGTGGTATATCAAAACCACTTACAGAATACAATTACGAAAAAAATCGTGATAGGTATCGTGGTGAGTGTAAATCTTGTAAAAATACTACTCGTAGAATACGTTATCCTAAAGTAAAGGATAAGTTAAATGAAAAGATTAGATATCGTTGGGCAAATGAACCAGGTTATAGAGAGAAGCAACTACAAACTTCTGCAAAATCTAGAGAAAAACATAAAGATGTTTATAATGCAAATCATCGTGAACGTTATGCAAATGATCCTGTCTATCGGGAAAAATTGAAACAGGAGCAAAGAGATCGTTGGGCAAATAACCCAGAACATCGTGCAAAATCTAAAGAGACTACTAGAAAGTGGGTTGAAAAAAATAGAGAAAGATATGTTGCAACTAATGCCAAATATTATCAAGAGAACAAAGAAAAAATTAGAGCATATGGCAAACAATATCGAGAGGAAAATCCCGAACATTATAAAAAATTAAGAAAAGCACAGTATGAAAAACATCAAGCAAAACTTGTTGAAGATCAAAGGAAACTTAGAAAAGAACGAAAGGAACATTTAGTTGAAAGACTTGGTGGAAAGTGTGTGGAATGTGGAACAACTCATTTACTTGAGTTTGATCATATAGATCCTTTAACAAAATCATTTACTATTGCACAAAAAATGACAGCAAAGATTGAAGTTTTGTATGAAGAAGTTGATAAATGTCAACTACTTTGTCGTTATTGTCATTATGAAAAAACAAGAAGGCAATGGTTGGATGGCACTATGTACGAAAAAGTATTTGGTAAAGAGGGTTAATCACCCTCTTTTTTGTCTAAATACAAATAAAGATAGAATTACGATGAAACCAAGTCCAAGACAGACACAAGAAGCTCATCAAAATTATAAGAAGGTTTCTGAGCATTTAATCCATGAGGGATATGCTGTTGATCAGGAATCTGCTGATGATATAATTAAAGGTATGAGTGAAGAATGGTTTAATTTAATCATAGAGGGATGAAAAACTTTAAAAGTTTTATATCAGAAGCAAAAAAATGCCCAGAAGGGAAATATTATTGCTATACTGATAAGAAGTGCAAAAAAATTCCTACTGGATACAAGATTGGATATGGTGGATATCTAAGATCTGATCCAGAAGAGAAAAAGAATGGAAAGAATGGTAATGGAAACGGTAATGGTAATGGTGGCGGCACCAATGGTCACTCTAATGGTAATGGTGGCGGTAATGGTGGTGGCAACGGAGGAGGCGGTGAATAATGACTAGTTCGGCATTTGGAAAACAAATATCAAACCGCAACTTTCTATCACCTGTAGGATTTAAATTTACTTTGGCAAAATATCCAAAGGTTGATTTTTTCTCAAACTCTGCTAGAATACCAGAGTTATCACTTGGAACTGCTGTTCAACCATCATATCTAAAAGATATTGATATACCTGGTGAGAAACTTACATATGGAGATCTAACAATAAGATTTCTTGTTGATGAAAATATGGAAAACTATATGGCAATACACAACTGGTTAAAGGGTGTAGGTTTTCCTGAGACACCTCAACAATTTAAAGATCAAACTACTGACTCTGATGGCATTAGAGATGAAAAACAAGTCTTTAGTGATGGTAGTTTACATATTTTAAATAGTAATTTTCAAAATGTTGCCATAGTTAAATTCCAAGATTTATTTCCAGTTGGACTTACTTCATTAGAATTTGATGCTACAGAGACAGACATTAACTACTTTACAGCAGAGGTGTCTATGCGTTATACTGTATATAATATATTTGATAAGGATGGATTTAATCGTTTATGAATCTTGAAAAAATTCAAGAGATGTGGGAGCGTGATGCGACCATTGATCCTGATAATCTACATAATGAATCATTAAAAATACCTCAACTTCATTCAAAATACTACACGATATATAATACTATTTCGTTATTGAGAGAGAAGGCAAGAGACTCATATAATCGTATTCGTTTAGAAAGATATAATTATTACACAGGAAAAGCACCTGCAGAAGTTTATGTCGAAGATCCATTTCCGTATAAGGTTAGGGAGAAAGACGCAATACAGAGGCACATGGAGGCAGATGAGAAGTTAAGTACATCAGAGATGAAGATAAAGTATTATGATGTTACACTTAAATTCCTTGAAGAGATCATTCGTAATATCTCAGGTCGCACATACCAAATAAAAAATGCCATCGAATGGCAGAAGTTTCAATCAGGATTCTAATGATTACCCCAAAAATAAGTTACATAAAGGAATTAGTTGAACCAGAACATCAATTATTTCATCATCGAATACAATCATGTAGTTATAATTTAGATCGACATCATTTATCTAAGATACTAATTGATAATATGATACATCATAATGGTATTGGTATATCTGCAAATCAGATTGGTATCTGGGAAAGAGCATTTGCAATGGTGAGAGATTTGGAAAATAATGAAGTCATGGTATGTTTTAATCCTCGTATTGTGAAATCATATTCGGAAGAAGTTGAAATGGAGGAGGGATGTTTATCTTATCCAGAACTATTCTTAAAGATTAAAAGACCTGATAAAATTGTTGTAAAGTATGAAGATGAAGACAAAAAAACTCATAAATTAAAGTTGCAAGGACTTGCTTCAAGAGTCTTTCAACATGAATATGACCATATGGAAGGCATAGACTTCACTCAGAGAACATAGTATAAATAACTGAAATGATGGAGATGTTATGTCTCATTTGGTTATTTCAAAGAAAAATGAGGTCTTCCTAAAGATTGAGGCAGAACCACATGTATATTATGAACTATCGGACAGTTTTACGTTCGAGGTACCTGGTGTAAAGTATATGCCATCATACCAAAAAAAGTATTGGGATGGAAAGATAAGGTTATTTAATACTCAGAAAGGAGAAATATATGTAGGATTATTAGATCGAGTAATCCAATTTTGTAAAGATCACGGTTATAATTACGCATTTAAAGAAAGTGAATTTTATGGACTTCCATTTGAGGTAAACGAATTTATCTCAAAAGAGGGTGTAAAAGACTATATGAATTCTATTTGTAAGTTCAAACCTCGTTCTTACCAAGTAGAGGGAGTATACGACGCTCTAAGACATAATAGAAAGTTGTTGATATCCCCAACTGCTTCGGGTAAATCTCTGATGATATACTCGATTGTTCGATATTTTGTTGAGAAAGGGAAAAATACTCTGATAGTCGTTCCGACGACCTCGTTAGTAGAACAGATGTATAAAGATTTTTCAGACTATGGCTGGGACGTAGGTTCATTTTGCCACAAGATATACGCTGGAAAAGAAAGAGAGACAGACTCTCAGGTCATAATTACAACTTGGCAATCAATCTATAAGCTCCCCCGAAAGTATTTTGAAAGATTTTCTGTGGTAATTGGGGACGAAGCTCACCAGTTTAAATCAAAATCATTAGTA